GGTACGCGCGAGGCTCGATGCAAATTTAGCGTCAGAATTGCTGACCTATTATTGGCCATTGCGCGGTTGTCCGATTTTGTCTTATGTTATCCTTATGGCAACTTTGTCCGATTTACGCGTGCATCTTGACCTGAGTACGACCCGACTCCATGATTTGATCAATCAGGGGATCGTTACGCGCTGTCCGCGTGGCGAATACGACATCGACAAGGCTCGAAAAGAATATATCGCGTGGATTCGCAAGGCGGCCACCGGTAGAAAGTCGCAAGGTGCCAGTGACTTGTCGGCGGAACGGGCCAGACTCGCCAAAGAACAAGCTGACGCCAAGGAAATGGAGAACAATATAACCCGTGGGCAATTGGTTAAGATCGAGGATGTGGCCAAGGTTATTGAAAATCAACTCGATAGGTGCCGCACGAAAATGTTGGCAATACCGTCAAAAATCGCNCCTGAGTCACATGCCGCACCGACGCCTGCCGAAGCGNGNATNATCATCGAAAACGCGATAACGGACGCCTTGAATGAGTTGGTCGGATACACAGACGCAAATACTTGATGCGCGCATCAGCGATGTTGTGTCGGATCGGATGCGACCACCGCCGAAGCTGACGATCAGTCAATGGTCGGACAGGTATCGTTACCTGAGCGCAGAGTCATCCGCAGAGCCAGGTCGATGGTCCACGAGTCGGGCGGAATATCAACGCGGCATGATGGATGCGGTCAGCGATTTGGCGATCACTACGGTTGTGCTGATGACGGCGGCTCAGGTCGGCAAAACCGAGTTGATAAACAACGTCGTGGGTTTTCATATCCACCAGGATCCGGCGCCGATGCTGGTTGTGCAGCCGACGCTCGACATGGCACAGACATGGAGCAAGGATCGGCTGGCCCCGGCGCTGCGCGATACGCCCGTGTTAGTCAATACGGTGCAGGACAGTCGGTCGCGCGACAGCGGAAACACCATTTTGCACAAGATATTTCCGGGTGGGCACGTCACGTCGTGCGGTGCTAACTCGCCCGCGTCACTTGCGATGCGCCCGTGTCGAGTGATCCTCATGGATGAAGTGGACCGGTATCCGGTCAGTGCCGGCACCGAAGGCGATCCGGTCGCATTGGCGCGCAAGCGCGCAAGCACGTTTTGGAACAAGCGATTCATCGAGGTATCGACGCCAACCGAACGCGGCAACAGCCGGATCGAACAGTCGTATGATGCCAGCGACAAGCGCAAATATTTCATTCCTTGCCCGGACTGTGGCCACATGCAGACGCTGGTCTGGGCGAACGTAAAATGGGCAGACGGTGACGCTTCAACCGCTGAGTATATGTGCGAGGAATGCGGGTCGCTCTGGGATGACGTGAAGCGTCATCGCGCCGTCAGGCAGGGTGAGTGGCGTGCGACTGCGGTTGGTGTTCCCGGCGTAGCAGGGTTTCATATCAGCGCGCTCTATAGTCCCTGGGTGTCTTTGAAAGAGGGTGTCCAGGATTTCCTTGACGCCAAGGCGAACCCGATGCGGCTCAGGACGTGGGTGAATACGTTTCTTGGCGAAACATGGGAAGAAACCGGCGAAACATTCGACGCCCATGATTTGATGGACCGGGTGGAAGATTGGGGTGAAGGTCTGCCGATTGGTGTTGCGATGCTGACGGCAGGTGTCGATGTTCAGGACGATCGCTTGGAGTTGGAGATTGTCGGATGGGGCGCCGGTGAGGAAAGTTGGTCGATTGATTATCACGTTCTCTACGGAGATCCGTCGTCTGGCGAATTGTGGTCACGGCTCGATGCGTTGCTTGCGAATATCTACTATCATTCGATGTTTGGTGAAATGGCTATCCGGGCGACGTGTGTTGACACGGGTGGTCACTATACCCAAGCGGTCTACAAATATGCCGCATCGCATCGCGGCAAGCGGGTGTTTGCCATCAAAGGGGTTGGCGGCGAAGGTAAGCCGATCAGCGGCAGGCCGAGCAAAAATAACATCGGCAAGGTTAACTTGTTCTCGATCGGTGTGGACACGGCGAAGGAATTGCTGTTTGCGCAACTCAAGGTCAGTGAAGTTGGGCCGGGATACGCGCATTTTCCCGATTGTCGGGAATATGATTATTTTCGCGGTCTGACGTCGGAGCGGCGGATAACTCGTTACTATAAAGGACGTGCCCGGAAAGAGTGGGTCAAGGTGGGAACAAAGCGGAATGAGCCGCTTGATTGTCGGGTTTACGCAATGGCCGCATTACACATCCTGAACGTCAATGTCGATTCTGTTTACAATCACTTGCTTTCCGGTGTATCCATGCCGGGAATAGAGACGAAGCCTGCACGTCAAGTTCCAATGCGTAGTTCGTTCCTACGAGGGTACATGCTCTGATGGCCAACATTTTTGACGCCAACGACGCATTTGAGGGTGAACCCCGTGAAATCGTCATCGGTGATTTTCTTCAATGGAAGCGTGGCGATTTGGTGTCGGACTACCCGATGGCGACACATTCGATGGAGTATGTCGCACAGGTTGACGGAACCGGAACCGACGAAATCAGAATTGCCGCAACCGAAACGTCGCTGACATACGTGTTCAGCGTGGCGAGTGCGACGGCTGCGGCCTACGTCGCTGGTGATTATCATTGGCAACTTGAGGTAACAGAAACGGCCAGCGGCAACCGCGCTGTGATTGACCGGGGAACATGGAAGGTTGTCGCTGATCTGGATGTTTCCGGCGTCGATACGCGGTCGCACGCCGAGATTGTGTTGTCCTAAGATCGAAGCCGTGATCGAGGGCAAGGCGGATGCCGATGTGTCGAATTACTCGATCGGTTCGCGATCTCTTGGTAAAATGACGTGGGAAGAATTGCTTGACGCCCGCGATCGGTATCGCGCCGAGGTCATGCGCGAACGCGCTGCGCGTGGCGGCGTAAACCATTCGACAGTGAAGGTGTATTTCTGATGGGCATCTTCGACATATTCAAGCGCAAGACACCCGTTATTCGTGCTGCGTCGTATGTTGGAGCGTCAACCGACAGGTTGCTGGCCGACTTCAAGGCGAGTCTTGGGTCGGCGGATTCCATCATCGCTGAAAGTCTGGTCACATTGCGTGCCAGGTCGCGCGATATGGAGCGAAATAATGAATATGTCGCTCATTATCTGCGTTTGATGCGTGTCAACGTCATCGGAGCGCAGGGTATCCGATTGCAGGTCAAAGCGCGAAATCCCGATCAGTCGATGGACCTGGCCGGCAGTCAGATGGTCGAGGATGCGTGGGCCGATTTCAGCCAGCTTGGCAATCCGACCGTTGACGGCCAGTGGTCGGTATTTGATATGCTCAACCATGTGGCCACAGCGTTGCCGCGCGATGGTGAGGTGATCGTGCAAAAGGTGCGTTCCGACAAGGTTCCGCGCGGCATCGCATTGCAGTTCATCGAGCCGGATTTGCTTGACGAAGCGATGACTGAGGACGCGCGGAATGGCAACAAGATCGTCATGGGAGTCGAGTTGGATCGGTCTACGCGGCGGCCTGTTGCGTATCATTTTCTGCGATCTCATCCGGGCGACAACAATTTCAACAGTATCGCATCGAAGCACGTTCGGGTTCCTGCTGCTGAGGTGATCCACGTTTTTCAACGGGATCGTGTCGGGCAGACGCGCGGCGTTCCGTGGGCGGCGAGTTCAATTCGATCGCTCAAAATGCTGCACGGGTATCGCGAGGCGGAGTTGGTAGCGGCGCGAGTTGGCGCCAGCAAGATCGGCTTCTTTACCAGCAAGTCGGGCGACGGGTTTTCCGCAGATCGGTACGAAACGGACAGTGCCGGCCAGAACGCGGCGCCGATAATGAATGCCGAACCGGGGAGTTTCCATCAACTTCCCGCAGATGTTGAATTGTCGTCGTGGGATCCGTCGCATCCCAACTCGGGGTATGCTGATTTTGAAAAGGCAATTCTTCGCGGTGTGGCCAGCGGGTTGGGTCCGAGTTATCCCACGTTGTCGAATGACACGAGCGGCGTAAACTACTCCACATTGCGCCAACTTGCGATTGTGGAACGGGACTTTTACAAGACAATTCAACAATTTGTCATTTCTCACTTCATGCACCCGGTCTTTGCGTGGTGGTTGGATCATGCGATGGATTTCGGAGTGTTGCCGTTTAACGGCCCGATCAAATATCGTAAATTTCTGTCTGGTTCGAAATGGAATCCGCGCGGATTTGCCTGGGTTGATCCCGAAAAGGAAATGCGTGCGTCGGTGATTGGCTTGCAGAATGGTCTGACCACACATTCGGATGTTGCGGCATCGCAGGGCCGGGATGTGGACGATCTGTTTTCGCAGATTGAACGTGACAGTGAGGCGGCAAAACGATATGGGTTGGAATTGAATTATCAGCCTTTCGGTGATGTGACCCCGCCGCCGCCTGATCCGACACAAGGGAGTAATAACTGATGGCCGATCAGATTGACATGCGCGCACTTGCCGCCGAGAAAACCAAAGGCGAGATGGAATATCGGTCTCTGACGTTTGATCGAGCGGCGGTCAATGTCGACGATCGCCGTGTGGATATGGCGATGTCGAGCGAACAGCCGGTCGAACGATGGTTCGGAAATGAAATTCTCGATCATCGGGCGGAAGCAATTGATGTATCCTTCATGGGGTCGGGAATGGCGCCGTTGTTGTTGGATCACAAAAGTGATCAACAGATCGGGGTGGTTGAGGACGTAAGTCTCGGCGCCGACAAGAAATTTCGTGGAACCGTCCGTTTCAGTAAAAACGTGACGGCGAGTGAGGTATTCGATGATGTTGCGGATGGTATCCGCAGCAACGTGTCCATTGGTTATCGCATCAGTGAAAATGGTGCTGGAATCGAGGGACGAAAAGAACGGGCGACACGTATCGTGCCGTCAAATGGCAACCGCTTGAGGTCAGCATTGTCTCAGTTCCCGCCGACAGGACAGTCGGCGTTGGACGGGCAGCGGCAAAAGCAGCCGAACCCAAATCGAAACAGGAGAATGAGACAATGCCTGATGCCAAAGACATGATTGTCAAAGACAAGACGGGGAATGCCCGTTCCCCGAATGAAATCAGCGAGGAAATGCGTGCTCAATTTGCGGCGCAACGTGACGACGCCGTGAAGGCGGCTCTGCGTGATGCGGCTGACATCGAGGCGCTTGGCGCCAAGCACAACCAACAGGAGATGGCCCGCAAGGCGCTCAAGGACGGCGTTGACATCGCCACGTTCCGAGGTCAGTTGCTGGATGTCATCGGCAACAAGCCGCTGGAAACCGCCGAAATCGGTATGACCGATGGCGAACGTCAAGAGTTCTCGATGATCCGGATGCTGAATGCGCTGGCCAATCCGCAGGTTCGCGTTGCGCAGGAAGCCGCCGCCTTCGAGTTCGAGGCGTGTTCCGCCGCCGCCGAGAAATACGGTCGGTCGGCCAAGGGTACGGTCATTCCGGTCGATGTCATGGCCAGTTGGGGCAAGCGTGATCTGTCCGCCGGTGTGGACACCAACATCGTGTTTGATGATACCCGGCCCGGATCGTTCATTGAACTTTTGCGCAACGCTTCCAGCGTGATGCAGGCCGGCGCGACGATGTTGACCGGGTTGCAGGGTGATGTGAAGATTCCGACGAAGGCCACTGCGTCATCGACCGGCTGGGTTTCGACCGAAGGCGGCGCTGTTGCTGAAAGCGAACCGACTTTCGGTCAGGTGTCGATGACGCCGAAACTGGTTGGCGGGTTCACCGATGTGACGCGCCAGATGCTGCAACAGGCAAGTCTTGGCATGGAAGGTCTGATCCGTGCCGATCTGGGTGCGGCGATTGGCTTGGCCATCGACCTGGGCGGGTTGGAAGGTTCGGGATCGAGCGGACAACCGACTGGCATCAAGAACACGACCGGCATCAACGCGCCGACCAGCTTCGCCGGTGTCAATCCGACGCGGGCCGAGGTCATTGCCATGAAAACGGCGGTCGCTGAGGATAACGCTCTGATGGGCAATCTGGCGTTCATCCTGAATGCGACGATGGCCGGCGCGTTGGAAAATACGGTTGTCGACTCCGGTTCCGGTCGGTTCGTCTACGAGGACAATGGCCAGATGGTTGGTCGGCGCGCTCTGTTGTCGAACCAGGTGACTGCCGGCGACTTGTATTTCGGCAACTTCTCGGACCTGTTGCTGGGGTTCTGGGGCGGTCTGGACATCCTGGTCGATCCTTACACCGCCAGCACCACCGGCACCGTGCGGATTGTCGCCATGCAGACGGTCGACGTGGCGGTGCGTCACGCGGTCAGTTTCGCAGTCAACAACGACGGCGTGTAAGTGCTGACAACGGCAAAGGGGTGGGCTGTAGTGGCCCGCCTCGACCGGAATGGAGAAACGGAAATGGCGAACTATTTGGTACTCAAGGGGTCGATGGCGAACGGGAAGCGGTGCGCTGTTGGCGATGTGGTGTCGCTGAGCGGCGCAGACGCTCGTGAGATGGTCAATCTTGGTCGGGTTGAACCGACTGACGCCAAGGTGAGCAAGGCGGCCACTGTGACCACACGCAAGGCCAAGATGCCTGGAGTCAAGTGATATGCGCGAGATCAAGATGACATCCGACGCCACAATCAACGGCAAGCGCGTCAAGAAAAACACCAAGCAGAAGGTTGACTTCGGCATGGCTGAAAAACTGATCGGTCGCGGGCTGGCCAAGGACGCCAAGGACGTTGAGCATGTCGATCGAGAGTGACGCCGATCGAGTTGTGTTCTTGACCGCTACTGATTTTGGCGTTTCGATCACGTACAATGCGGCCACTATTTACGGTGTGTTTGATAACGAAACTGTTGAGGTAGATGGCGCGGTCGGCGTGCCTTTGCTAAAGGAACGTCCGCAGGTCGAGGTTCGCACCAGTGACATTCCGAGTATCACACAGAGCGAAACCTTTATCATCGCGGGCGTATCCTACACGGTCGCCGCGTGGTATCACGATGGCACCGGCATGACCCGTGTCGAGTTGGAGAAAGTATGAGTCACGTTCGTCAACAGATCAGAGAGCGTGTTGTTGCTGATTTGACGGCAGATGTGACTGCGGTTGCTGGTCGGGTGTACGACACGCAGTTCTACGCGCTGCGGGATGGGAACTTGCCTGGAATCGCCGTGTATTCACCGAACGAAGTTATCGTGTCGTTGTCGATGGGGCCGTCGCATATTACTCGGAATTTGACTATTTTTGTCGATATTTACGTTGCTGCGAATACCTTGGCGCCCGGAACGTCCGATGCGATCTGTGCTGAAATCGAAACTTCGCTTGGTACTGATTTTACCGCCAATGGATTGGCCAAAGAGATGAATTTGGTTGCTACGGATTCTGAATATCTTGACCATAGCGAGACCAAAGTCGTACTTACGAGAATGACATTCGACGTGCAATATGTTACGTCGAGAACGGATGCCGAAACCGCCAGATAGGAGAACTTGATATGGCCACACACACTGGTAAGGAAGGTGTCGTTAAAATCGACGCCAATACTGTGGCGGAAGTGCGCAGTTTTGACGTTACTGAGGACATCGACACCGTTGATGACACGGTGATGGGCGACACTGCCAAGACTCACATTGCGCTTTACACCGGATGGAGCGGCAGTTGTTCGGTTCTGTGGGATGACACCGACACGACTGGTCAAGGCGCGATGACGGTCGGCGCCAGCGTCACCATTGCTTTTCAGCCGGAAGGCGATACGACAGGTGACGCCAAGATCAGCGGCACGGCCACCGTGACCAGCCGGAAAATTGGCGCAACGCATGACGGCGTGACTGAAATGAGCCTCGATCTGCTCGGCAACGGCGCACTTGTTACCGGGACGGCTGCGTGATGAGCGAGCTTGTTGATCGTATCAGGGCGGCGCAGGCCAAAGCCGGTCCCGGATCCATTTCCATCGAGGTCGAGGCTTGGGGGATCACCGTTTACGCGGCGCCTGTTCAAGTGCGAGAGTTGAACAGGTGGATGCGAAAATACCCCGACTATCCGAACAGCACGTTGCCGGAAATGATGGTGGATGTGGTCATTGACAAGGCGTGCGACAAGGATGGCAACAAGCTGTTCACGCTCGAAAACAAAATGGACCTGATGGGCCGAACCGCCGGGACGTATCGCGACGATATGGGCCGAGATTTTCAATCCCGGAACGATTGAGGATCACGAAAAAAACTGAGGGGCGATCCGTGGCGCAGGAATCTGATCGGGCTGGCGGATCGCCTTGGAAAGACGATAGCGGAAATTGAACAGATCACGGTCGATGAGTTCAATGAGTGGATCGCATATTTCAGGTTGAAGGATAAGGATTGATGGCCACACCGATTCAAATTCAGGTTCGGGTTGACTCGGGTGGCGCTGAAACCGCGATGCGGCGGGTTCAGAAAGAGACCGACACGCTAAGTCGCAAGGTGAAAAGCGCCAATGGCGCGATGAACCAATACGGCAAGACTGTATCTCGTGACGCTACTCGTGCGAATCGGCAGTGGCGTAGTTCGTTGCAGCAGGCTGGTTTTCAGTTCGGTGACTTTGCAGTGCAGGTGCAAAACGGCACCAATAAAATGCAAGCGTTCGGTCAGCAAGGATCGCAGCTTGCCGGTGTATTTGGGCCAATCGGCGCTCTTGTGGGTGCCGGCATTGCTATTTTCTCTGCACTTTATACGGCCATAAGCAAGTCGCGCGAAGCTGCGGCGGGTGCGTCGAGCGATATTAAAACGCTGGGCGATGCGCTTGACGCGATGGGCAAGGTAGCCGAGGTTTCGAGTGGTGACATTGATACTTATCTGACCATGGCGTTTCGTGAAAGTGCCGACGCGGTTCGTGATTTGGTGACTGCGTTGCGTGACGCACGGTTCGCGGAAATAATGACGTCTGTTGAAAAACATACGAAAAGTGCCGCCAGTTCTACGGACGCTTATGTTTCTGGGTTTGATAATGCAGTTGCGTTGATGGGTGAGTTTAGTGCCAAAGGCGACACGGCTGAGCAGGTTCAAGAAAGATACGCTAACAAAATTGGTGCCACCAGGGATCAGTTGATAAGAATGCAAGCGGCGTTTCATAACATTTCCGGCGCTGAAAACATGAATGATCTTGTAAAGGCATTAGCTGAGGCAAGATCAGCCGCCGCTGACATCAGCGGGCCGATTGGCGAAAAGATGTCGAAGGTGATTGATAATTTTGCGAAGGCGAACGGTGTTCTCGAAACAATTTCAAACGAAGCCGGGAAGAGTCGAATCAGTGTCAAGTCGCTGGTGGATATGTTTGGTGAGTTAGATAACATATCGAAAGTATCCGCTTCTGATTTGGTGTCTGCGTTTGGTGACAGTTCTGTGGCCGTTCAGCAATTGTTGAGCGCAGGCGCGCAGTCTAAATTTGCCGCAGTTTCAACAGCAACTAGCGCGTTAGCGAAACAAATAGAAGCGGTTGGCATCGAAGCGGGCGCATCGGCTGATCAAATGGTCAAGATCGGTGCGGCGACGAAGGAATTGACCACAGCAAGCGACATGCAGTCTTTCATTGTCGCATTGGCTGATGCCCGCGCCGAAGCGGAGAAAATCGGCGGGTCGGTTGGCGATGCCGTGATTGCCGCAATTGTCGAGATGGCAAACAAAGCTGACATATTGAAAGGTATCCTTGGCGATGCCGCCGATGAGGCTGTGCGAATAGCTGACGGATTGTCAGATGCCGTCAAGATTCGATTGGCTAACTCAAAACTCAGGTCTGGTGTGGCAAATGGCAATCTTCCGCCAGAAGCGTTGAGTGACCTGCAATTGACTAAAGAACAAATTGCCGCCCAAAGAGTGTTGGAGGGAATCCTTGCGAGACGTCGCGCTGCCAACAGCAGTCGCGGTAGTGGTCGTAGTGTCGGTGGTGGCGCGGCAACTGTGGACAAATTGTCGCAATCCTACAAGCAATTGCTGACCGCATTGAAGCCTGCCACAACGCAATCGGAAAAATACGCCGCCGCTGTGGACACAATTAACAAAGCTATGGCGGGCGGGTTGATTGCCAATCAGCAAGAATACACGCACATGCTTGACTTGGCAAACAAGAAGTATGGCGAGGCTGCGCAACGCATCGCTGATATGCAAGACATTGCCGATTCAATGGAACAAGCGTTTTCGGACGGTTTCATGTCAATCATCAATCATACCGATACGGTTGCGGGTGCGTTCAAGAAAATGGCATCGTCCGTTGTTTCCGAATTGTTCCGTATTCTCGTTGTGCAAAGGTTGGTGGGCAGTTTCAACGCTGCTACTGGTACTGGATCGGGTCTTGCGGGCGTCTTCGGAAAAGCACTGTCATTCGAGGGTGGTGGTTCAACCGGGTTCGGAATACGATCAGGCGGCGTTGATGGAAAAGGCGGGTTCATGGCGGTTTTGCATCCAAACGAAACCGTGATTGACCACAAGTCTGCCAATCGCAACGGGTCGCCAAGTCAAAATATTGTGGTCAACATCAGCACCCCGAACGCCGAGAGTTTCCGACAATCGCGTGCGCAGGTATCGTCCGACATTGCTCGTGCCGTCGCCATGGGCCGGAGGGGTATCTGATGGCATTTGTTGAGGTGCAATTCCCGACTAATATCAGTAGCGGCGCGCGCGGCGGTCCCGAGCGGCGAACGCAGATCGTGACCCTGGCCGGTGGCAATGAAGAACGCAACGCCAGTTGGGCTAACTCCCGGCGGAACTACGACGCGGCGTTCGGCGTTCGGGGAGCAGATGATCTTGCGGCGGTGGTGGATTTCTTCGAAGCCCGCAACGGACGGCTGATCGGCTTTCGCTGGAAGGACTGGAGCGATTACAAGTCTGGTGTTCCGTCCGCGACGGTCGCAAATACGGATCAGGCGATTGGCACTGGCGACGGCGCGACGGTGGCATTTCAGTTGGTCAAGGCTTATACTTCGGGCGCGGTGACGTGGTCGCGGACGATCACCAAGCCGGTTTCGGGGACCGTTGTGGTGGCGCTGGACGGGGTTGATCAACCGACTGGATGGTCAGTCGATACCACAACGGGAATTGTTACGTTTACCGCAGCGCCAGGGAGCGGTGTAGCAGTGACGGCAGGGTTCGAGTTCGACGTGCCGGTGCGGTTCGATGCCGATCGGCTGGATGTGTCAATGAGCATCGAAAGTGCCGGATCTATCGCGTCCGTCCCGTTGATCGAGGTGCGGATATGAAATCGCTGGGCGCAGGGCTGGCGGCACATATCGCTACGGGCGAGACAACACTTGCGTGGTGCTGGCGGCTGACGCGCACAGATGCGGTTGTTTACGGCTTCACCGATCACGATCTGGATCTGACATTCGATAGCACCACGTTCGAACCGGACAGCGGTTTTATCGCGTCGGAACTGCGCGGCGATGACAACCTGGGCGTCGATGCTCAGGATGCCGAGGGCGTGCTCAGTTCTGGCCGGATCACCGAGAGCGACATTGCCGGCGGGCTGTGGGACGGCGCGACGGTCGAGGTGTGGCGGGTGAATTGGGCCGACACCAGTCAACGGGTGCAGATGCGGGCCGGGCAGATCGGGCAGGTGCGGCGCGGCAAAGTGGTGTTTACCGCCGAGATGCGCAGTTTGGCGCACGTTCTCGATCAGCAGGTGGGACGGACGTTTCAAGGGACGTGCGATGCGGTGCTGGGCGATGCGCGTTGCACGATCGACCTTGAGAGCGCGAGTTACAAAGGCAGCGGCACTGTGGCCACAGTCAACCGGGATCGGGCGTTCACGGCGACGGGCCTGGGCGCGTTCGTGACGGATTGGTTCTCATCCGGCACGCTGGTTTGGGCGACGGGCGGCAATGCGGGCCTGTCTGTGGAGGTCGCGCGGCACGTGTTGGCGATCGGCACTGTGACCATCACGCTATTGAGCGAGCCGTTGGCGACGATCGCGACGAGCGACACTTTCACCATTCGCGCCGGGTGCGACAAGGCGTTTGCGACGTGCCGCGACAAATTCACCAACACCGCGAATTTTCGCGGCTTCCCGCATATTCCGGGTAACGATTCAGTGCTGCGGATTGCCAAGGTGGCGAACATCAATGACGGGAGTGTGCTGTGATCGTCGCCGCTGCCCGCCTCTGGCTGGGGACGCCCTATCACGATCAGGCATCGGTGCACGGCGTCGGGTGCGATTGCCTCGGGTTGGCGCGCGGCGTTTGGCGCGACATGATCGGTGACGAGCCGTTGCTAGTGCCACCATATTCCCGCGACTGGGGCGAGGTCGGTCAGATCGAGATGCTATCGGAGGCGTGCCGTCACGCCAGAATGACCGAGGTCCGCGAGCCGGTCGCCGGGGCGCTGGTGTTGTTCCGGATGCGCGAGCGCGCCATCGCCAAACACTGTGCGATCTGCACCGGCCAGACGCTGATCCATGCGCGCGAGAAACTGGGCGTGATCGAGGAACCGTTCACGGCGGCGTGGCGTCGGCGAATGGCGTTCGTGTTCCTCTATCCGGTGGGGGCTGTCTGATGGCGACGATTGCACTGGGCCTTGCTGGGCAGGCGTTGGGAGGATCGCTGTTTTCCGGCAGTTTCCTCGGGCTGAGCGGTGCTGCCATCGGCGGCGCTATTGGATCAGTTGCAGGTTCCGTAATAGACGCGGCTCTTGCCCCGACGCAGCACAGTGAGGGGCAGCGGCTGGATAAGCTGACCGCAACCAGCGCGACCGAGGGCGGCGTTGTCCCGCGCGTGTTCGGACGGATGCGCGTTGGTGGTAATCTGATATGGGCCACTGATTTCAACGAAACAACCACGACGGCGGGAAGCGGCAAGGGCGGCGGGCCGAAGGTCAGCAGCACCACATACAGCTATTCCGCCAGCTTCGCTGTGGCGATCTGCGAAGGGCCGATTACCGGCATCGGACGCATTTGGGCGGATGGTGACCTGCTGGACACATCAACCCTGACGATGCGGACATATCTGGGCGACGAGACGCAGGTGGCCGACACGTTTATTTCAACCACGATGGGCGCGGACGGGGCACCGGCGTATCGCGGCACCGCTTATGTGATGTTCGAGGAAATGGCGTTGGAGGGGTTCGGCAATCGTATCCCGCAGTTGTCGTTTGAGGTATTCCGCCCGCTGGCCGATTCCGATACCGCCGAGGGGACGGTCAAGGCGGTCAACTTGATCCCTGGTGCCGGGGAATTTATTTACGCGACCGAACCCGTCACATCCAGCACCGGGCCGACTACGACATCAGAGAATGTTCACGCGGACGATGATCGCGCCGATCTGATGGTGTCATTGGATCGGCTTGAGGCGTTGTCGCCGAATATCGAAGCTGTGTCGCTGGTTTCGGCCTGGTTCGGAGACGATCTGCGGGCCAGTTCCATTCTATTCAAGCCCGGTGTTGAGATCGCGGCCAAAACCACATCGCCGCAAACGTGGGTGGTGGACGGTGTCGCGCGTGCTGACGCTCATCTGATTTCGACCGGGGCAGGCGGCGGCGCGCTGTACGGCGGCACGCCGAATGATGCGGCGGTAGTGCAGGCCATTCAGGAAATCAAGTCGCGTGGTTTGCGGGTGACGTTCAACCCGTTTATTCTGATGGACATTCCGTCCAGCAACACCCTTCCGGACCCGTATTCCGACAATGCCGCAAGCGTCGGGCAATCGGCGCTGCCATGGCGCGGTTGGATCACGGTTTCACCGGCGGCGGGATATGTGGGCACCGTGGACAAGACATCCAGCGCCACGGCGCAGGTGACGTCGTTTTTTCGGCGCGGCGGCAACGGGCGATTTCACGGTATCGGGCGAGACCGTCAGCTGGTCCGGTGCCGCCGGCGAATGGGGCTATCGCCGGATGATTCTGCATTATGCGCATCTGTGCGCGGCGGCGGGCGGTGTGGACACTTTCCTGATCGGCTCTGAGTTGGTCGGGATGACCACAGCGCGTGACAGCGCGACAAATTACCCGACGGTCGCGGCGTTGCAGACGCTGGCGGCGGATGTGAGCGGCATTCTCGGGGCGGGCACCGAGGTCGGCTATGCGGCTGACTGGACCGAAATATTTCGGGCACCAGCCCGGTGACGGATCGGGCGACGTGTTCTTTCATCTCGACCCGCTCTGGTCTGATGCGAATATCGACTTTGTCGGCATCGACAACTATCTGCCGCTCAGCGATTGGCGTGACGGGTTCGATCACCTCGACGCGGTGGCCGGGTATCCGGCGGTCCATGATCGCGCCTATCTGCAATCCAACATCGAGGGCGGCGAGCGGTTCGACTGGTACTATTCCAGCACCGCCGATCGGGACGCGCAGACGCGCACGACGATCAGCGACGGGGCCTATAGCAAGCCGTGGGTGTTCAAGCCGAAGGATATTCGTAATTGGTGGCTCAACAGCCACTATGATCGACCGGGCGGGACAGAAAGCGGATCCGCGACGGGATGGGTGCCGCAGTCCAAACCTATCCGCTTCACAGAGTTCGGTTGTCCGGCGATCGACCGTGGCACCAATCAGCCAAATGCATTCTATGATCCGAAGTCGTCGGAAAGCGCGGTGCCATATTATTCGCGCGGATGGCGCGACGATGCGATCCAACGCGCCTATCTTGAGGCGATCACACTCTATTGGGCCGCCAACAATCCGACCAGCACGGTTTATTCCGATGACATGATCGACCTGACCAATGCGTCGGTCTGGGCATGGGACGCGCGGCCTTACCCGTGGTTCCCGAGCTTGGGCGATGTATGGGCGGATGCTGCTAACTGGCAATTCGGTCACTGGCTCAACGGGCGTCTCGGGTCGATTGCACTCGCCGCGCTGGTGCGCGAATTGTGCCTGAGTTCCGGCATCGCGTCCGCGTCGATCGACGTGTCGGGGCTGTGGGGATCGACGGACGGAATGATCGTCACCAGCATCGAAAGCCCGATTGCAACGATCAACATGCTGGCCGCGCATTTCGGGTTCGATGCGGTTGAGACCGAAGGCGTCATCAAATTCACCATGCGCGGCGCTGCGTCCGCGCTGACCTTGGCATCGACGGACCTGGTCGCCGGCGACGACGAGGACATCGAGCGGGTGCGCGGTCAGGAAACGGAACTGCCACAGGTGCTGCGTTGGACTGTGCAGCGATCCGATCAGGACTACGACAACGCGCTGGTCGAGGCCCGCCGGATCACCAGCGGCGCGGTGCGGGTAACGGCGCAGAGTTTCCCGATTGCTGTGCCGCCAGAAGAAGCCGAGCGTCGGGCGCGGCGCGCGTTGATCGAGGCGTGGGTTGGACGCGAAACCGCGTCATTCGCTCTACCACCGTCACGGCTGGCGCTCGATCCGGGCGATGTGGTCACACTGGATGGCGGCGATTTGCGGATTACGCGGATGGCGGATTCGGACAAGCGCGTGGCGGAATCGTCGCAAACGGATCGTGAGGTCTACGATCTGCCACCCGGCCCGGCCCGTGCCGTGAGAATGTCAACGCCTGCGACATTCGGCCTGGCGGATGTTAATATCCTCGATGTGCCGTTGCTCAACGGCGATCACACAGCGCCGCGACCGCTGATCGCCGTGGACGCGGACCCGTGGCCCGGGTGTCGATATAGTGATGCGCAGCCCGGAGTTGGCGAATTGGACGACGTTCACGAACGTCACGGCGCGGGCCGCCGTTGGTACGCTGAGCGCGGATCTGCCTGCCGGGCCGACCGAGTCGCTGGGATCCGGCGAACACGCTCGATATCACGATCAACAGCGGCGCGCTGGGCAGTGTAACCGATCTGGCGCTGTTCGCGGGCGGCAATGCGTTCGCGGTCGAAACCGCGACCGGTGTCTGGGAAATCGTGCAGGGTCGCGATGTGTCACTGGTATCCACCGGGCGCTATCAGATCACCAATCTGTTGCGGGGCCGGCGCGGGACGGAATGGGCGATGGGCGCTCCGGCATCGGCAGGCGCGACGGTGGTGGTTCTCAATTCGTCGGTGTTCGAATTGCCGTTTGTCGCGGCGGATGTCGGCGTGCCGTGGAATATTACGCTGGGGCCGGCATCAAAACCCGTGGGTAACGACAGTTGGGTGACGGTTTCGGTCACGCCATCCGGCGCATCGCTCAAACCGTTTGCGCCGGTGCAGATGGCGGGGTTGGTGGAGACGTCTGGCGATGTCACGCTATCATGGGTGCGCCGGTCGCGCGACCCGGCGGCGGATGCCTGGGAACCGGTCGACGCGCCGCTGTTGGACACGCCCGAGGCATACGAGATCGACATTATGAGCGGGGCGACGGTCAAGCGGACGCTGGTTGCATCGACGACAACCGCGACCTATGCTGCTGCTGATCAGATCACGGACTTTGGCAGTGCTCTGGCTGTTGGCGGGACACTGAAAACAACCGCTTACCAGAAATCTCCGACACTGGGGCGGGGGTTCCCCGGCACCGAAACGATCACGCTGAATTGAGGACGCCATGACCACAACGCCGAACCTCGGAATGACCTATATCGACGCCGCGCAGGCGCAGAAGCACGTCACTCACAATAGCGCGTTGGACGATCTCGACGTGCTGGTGCAATCGTCAGTCACCAGCGCGACATTGACAGTTGCACCAGGCAGCCCGAGCGATGGGGACGCGTATATCGTGGCGGCCAGCGCGACCGGGACATGGGCCGGGCACGACGACGACATTGCCGCGTACCAGAGCGGGGCATGGGCGTATCATACGCCTGCCGCCGGGTGGGTGGTCTGGAATGCGGCCACCGGCACTGTGATCATCTGGGACGGAACCGCGTGGGTGGATTTCGCGGGCTCGCTGACATTCAGCCAATTGGGCATCAACGCCACGGCGGACACGACGAACCGTCTGTCAGTTGCTTCGGATGCGGTGCTGTTCAATCACAATGGCAGCGACAGTCAGGTCAAGGTAAACAAGAACGCCGCGACCGATGACGCGGGTTTCGTTTTTCAAGACGCATTCTCGACGCGCGCGCTGTTCGGGCTGCTGGCCGACGATGATTTCACCTTGAAAGTCAGTCCTGACGGCTCGTCGTTTGTTACCGCATTGACCGTCGATAAAACCACGGGGCATCTGACCGGCGATGCGGTGCAGTCCAGCGACACAGACACCACCGCCGGGCGGCTGATGGCGGTGGGTGCGTTCGGGCTGGGTGAGGACGCCGATACTCAACTAAGTAATGTGGACACCGATAGCACCTCGGGGTTCTATTATGGGTTTGGGGGGGCACATGCCAGCGCCACTCCAGGAACCAACCCATTTCCGACTCTGAACGGCGCCTTTGGGTTGGTGCAAGGTACTTGTAGTTTAGGGTCGACAACTGAATACCTTTGGCAAATCGCTTTTATGTTCGGTGGGGGTGGCATTGACGGATTTGCTTGGAGAGCAAAATCAACAACCGCATCGGGGTGGTCAACTTGGCAAGTCATGTTTGGTCGGCAAAACGTACTTGGCACGGTCAGCCAATCATCCGGCACCCCCACCGGAGCAGTGATCGAGCGGGGCAGCAACGCCAACGGCGAGTATGTTCGGTTCGCGGACGGCACGCAGATTTGCACACAAAAATGGACGTCCGTTTCGGTCTCGACGACGGATGGCTCAGTGTACATCGGCAGCGACATATCATGGACCTATCCTGCGTCTTTTGTCGCCGGTAGCAAAGTCGCGGGTGGCGGTCGTTTGCCATTAAGTGGGTCTCACGCTGGCGGAGCGCATCTGCGCACGAACAACACCATCACAGGCATCGTGGTGCCGTGGTGTTCCGTCTCGGTGACTACGCAGGACGTCGTAGCGATGGCCATTGGCCGCTGGTTCTAACGGAGGAAAACCATGCAAATCACTCTTTCCCCCATGCGCCGCGATGACCGGCTCGACCTGCGTCTGGCGGGTGACGTGCTGACAATCAACGGCGAGGCGTTCGATTTCAGCGCCCTGCCGGATGGTGCCACCCTGCCGCGCGAGGCCGTGACCAGTGATTGGCTGGCCTCGGACGTGGAGCGGATCGGAGGGGTGATCCACCTGACGCTGATCCTGCCGCACGGGGCGGATGCACCACAAGAGACGCTGTTCCCTGTGGCAATCGTGGCCGGGGATGGGCCGATCACACTGCCCGCGTATGAGACGGAGGCGATCGAATGAATATCGACATGACGCAGGTGGTCACAGCTGCCGACAAAGCGACGGAAGCAGAAGCGGCGCGGCTAGGGGAAGCCAAAGCGGAATGCCGCCGTCGCATCCTTGCCGTGGCCGATGAAATCGCCCAGATCAACCTCGCATCAGCCGCCGCCGCCGGGTTGATGACAAACGCTCAGATGGCGGTGTATTCGAGCGGGCTGGGGTGGGTGAACGCAATGCGCGCTGCGTCGTCGACCATGCCCGCCGACACCGACTATAGGAACGATGCCGCCTGGCCGCCGGTCCCTGCCGGGATGGCCGAATTGGCGGCGGAGTTCTGATCGACCAAGGCGTCAGCCCACATTGGGCGGCGATAGCAACGGAAACCGGCCATGCCCGGAAGGATGATTAAATGAGCGAAGATGAGGACCGGGGCCGATGGGAAGGCGCGGTTGAAACCGTGCAAAAGGCGCTCGTCAAGCGGGTTGATCGGCTGGAATATGGCGTCGTGTCGATCCTGACGGCGCTTGCGGTTCTCGGGCTCAAAAGCATGGGGTTGTTTTGATGGCGAATATGATGCTTCACGGCGCGGCGGTAGCAGTCGGGTTGGCGGCGGCCCTGGGGTTCTCGACCGCGAAAACGCAGTTGACGGAGCGGCACCTGGCGCTGGTGTCGCTGACCTATTCCGACGGCGATTTCGTGCAGGAAATGCAGGCGCATCCAGATGGTATTCAGGCGCGATGGCGGGCGGAAATTTTGCAGGGGGACCGGATTATCTGCGCGTCGGGCAACGGCGTCGGCGGGTATCAGTCGCGGCCCGTGACCATGGATATAGATACCTGGACAGGCCGTCCGGGTTGTGAGGTTCGGTTGATTGACGGGGTGAGGTATACCGGGATAGCCTCTTGGGAATACACAGGCGAGGATGAGACCATGGTGACGGTTTCAGGTGACGTGCCGTTCGTTTACGAAAGGAAATGACATGCCGCCAAATCCGATTGGAATTGTAATCCACACATCGGCCACACCGGCGAGTTGGCTCGTTGTGCACAACACGCTTGAGACGCAGCGGGACGCGATCGCCCATTACCACACGGCCCCGCCGCCCCAAGGACGCGGATGGCGGGCGATCGGTTACAACTGGCTGATCGGGCGCGACGGCGACGAGATCGGCGGGCGCGATCTGGATGGTGACGGCGACTGTTTCGAAGAGGTTGGGGCGCACGTCAAAGGGTGGAACAGCAAGACAATCGGCATCTGCCTGATCAGCACGGATAACACCGGCACAGCGAATGACCGGATCGAGGATCATTATACGCGTGCGCAGATTGCGACGCTGACCCGGCGGGTTGCCAGATTGCGGAAAATGTTTCCGTCGATCAAGTGGGTCAAGGGACACAACCAGTTCGCCAACAAGGCATGCCCGATGTTCAATGCCGAGCGTTGGTACAAGGGCCTATCGCCGACCCGCCCGTTGGCTGCGTCGAAAACGCTGCAAGGCGTAACGGTGGCGGGGACGGCCTTGGCCGGCACGGGCGCGACGGCGCTGAGCGCGCTGGACGGCAATGCGCCGCGGCTGGCACTGTGGATATTCATCGCCGCCGGATTGATCGGGCTGATCGTCATCTGGCGCGAACGGGTGCTGAAATGGAAACGGGGAGTGAAGTGATGAACTACGCACCATTCGCGCGGATTCTGCTGCGGTATTTCGCCGGGGTTCTCATTGCGTCCGGTTGGCTGGACGCATGGACGGCAAACATATTGGCGTCCGATCCCGACCTTATGAACATGATCGCCATGCTGATCGGCGCGGCCATCGGGTTCGTGTCCGAGTTCTGGTACAGCCTGGCGCGCCGGGATGGCGGGGCAACATGATCGGGTGGTTGATTACCAGCCGCTTCGGGCGGGCGCTGGCGGGCGCTGGGGCGCTGATAGCGGCATTCATGACCACCTACATCGCCGGGGGGCGTTCCGCCCGTAGGCGGGCCGCTGAGAAGGCTCTGCGGGACAGCCTCGAAAGACAGGAAAGGGGACGGGATGAAGTACGCGATCTTCGCGGCGCTGATCGGGACGCTCTTGACCAGCGGCTGCGCGACAACGATGGCCGCTGGTGACGCCGGTTGCGTCAGTTATGGCGAGGCCCGGTTGACAATGCCGCGCGAAACCGCAACGCTGGATGCCAAATGGCTTCGCTGGATTGCGACCATGGACAGCCGCATGACGGGGACGTGCCGATGACCAGCGACATTGATATCCAAATCAAACTGGCCGAGGCGCAGGCGCATCATTGGCATCGGCAGGTCGAGGCGTTGCGTGCCAAGCAGCGGGAACAGCGGGGCGATTTCCCCGAGCGGCCAGAATGCGATTTTGACGAACGGAATAGCGGAGAAACCGCTATGAGACATCGCGCAAGAAAACGATCCTGGCCGCGCTGATAGCAGGCGCGGCGGCAATCCAGGCGCACGCACAGCAACCGCCATGTGCGCCATCGCCATTGGTGCAGCGTCACCTCGTCATGCGGTGGCATGAGGAACCGATCGAATCGGAAACACGCGACATTGACGGACAGGAGATCACAATGCAATTGTGGGCCAACATGACCACAGGCACATGGACGCTGATCGGGACCGATGGCTCAATCATGTGTGTGCTTGGTGTTGGCCGCGATCTGCAAGGGCGCACTCTGGGTGATCTGTTGAACCCGACAGAGATTCGCCTGTAGGGGGCCGATATGAATGTACCGTGGCCCTATTGGGTGTCCCATAACATGATCGCCGTCGCTATAAGTCTCGTCACCTTGGAGATCGGCAGGCGCGGCGTTGTAATCTGGCCGTTGGCCGGCGCGCTGTTCTATGCGTCCCGTGAAATTCGGGACCGTGAAAAATTCGGGTTTTGGGACTGGATGGGCATGACACCAATTCCGATCGGGGTGACGCTATCGGCGGCATTGTCGCTTGACATGATCGGCCCATGACGGGCTGATGCGCACCGGGCGCTTCCCGGTATTCCCTCTGGATGTTTTTCCCGAGCCCCGCTGGCGAAAGTTGGCGGGGCTTTTGGATTTGCGCGGGCGGTTCACAAGATCAGCCATCGAGCATTTTCGCATCAGCGCGCATGGCTTTCTGAACGCCGAGTTCGAAGCGGCAAATGACATGTGGAAATTGTCCGCGCCAATAATTGCAAAGCGTTTCGAAGATGCCACTTTCCTGCAGTTCGTCAAGGGCGGGCGGCACGCCATCAAGGTAGTCCAAATAATAGCCTTCGGCGACTATCGCATATGACAGGGCCGTACAGTCCAGATGTGAGTGCAGTGTATAAATATACCCGGCATCTTTACCCGTGAACACTTCCCGAATTTCTTTTGGTGCTATCACTTGACGGCAATGATAGCATTGGTGGGGCTTGCTCCCTCTCCGTCGACGCCTGCTAATTTCTTCACTCATCATCGAGCATCTCCGCCGCGTCGCGCATCGCGGCGATTGTGTCGGTGATCGCATCGCTCTCGCTGATGTCAAACGATGCCAACCATGGGCAAAAGCGTTTCATTTCATTCTTCCATTCCCGGCATTTTGATGCCATGTCCACGGCGCGCAATTGCGTCAACGATTGCCAACTCGATAGTATCGCCATGACCTGATCCAACGGGTTCCGCGTCGTCACAATTGAGCGTGCAGAAATAGGTCGATTTGGTGACTGAAAATCCAATCGCCATGCCGCTCACAGCCCCTGTGGCCATCAATTCTTCAAGTTGTTTCATTGTCGATCACCAGTTTTTTTGCTTCATTGATGTAGTAAAACCAATTTACGTTGTCCCATCGGAATTGTGACATGTCGTTGATGATGGTCACAGTCCACCCGGCCTGCACTCCAATGTGACGCTCGACACCGGGTTTCTTCGCGAGCGGTGGCATTACCTTGTCGAGCGTCACGCCATCGGTGCTGACGTAGTAACGTGTCGTGTTCTGTACCGGTTGACCTGACGCTTCGAGGCGGCTGGATCGAGGCACCTTGACCGACAATGCGAAGTCGAACGGGTCACTGTGCGCCATGATGAAATCTTCAACCGGAACACCTTCGACCATCCGCGCTTCTGCGGCTTTACGCACCACCAGCATCGAGTGGTCCTGATGCCACTGACGTTCGCGCGTGGACGGATCATCCAGTGGCGTCAGATAGGCGTAGGCACCGATGCGCTTGCATTTCCCATCCGACTTGACCGCAATGTAGCTGTTGACATCGCGGATGTGCATCTCTTTGTATCGCGCGGATTCGAGTTGCAGACCGGTGCGCTTTTCCCATGCGGCACATACATCTTTCATCCACGTCACGAGACCGAGGGATTTTCGGACCCGCACCGTCAAACCGTCCGTATTGATCTGGATCATTTCCACATCGGGATATCCGGCTTGGAGCCATTCGGCCAACATGCAGAGCATCAATTGTCCGTTAATAGTTATCGCCATCGTATATTGCGGATCGTAAAACGGGCTGTAAACATTGTTGGAGTCACCATAGACGCCGTTCAACGCCAACTTGAGCATGGCGTTTTCGGCAGTACCTTTTGAATATTCTTTGCGCATTTCATATACGCGCTTGTAAATATCGCAGAATTGCTCCGACAGGTGTTGCGGGAAAAAACGGTTGCTGATCGCCAGGTTTGGGTAGTAGGACGCCACGTCCCAATCCCATATTTGCCAATCGTCATCTTCGCGTATCGTCACGCCGTGCTGCGACCCGTGGATGCCGCCCGTGCCGAAGTCATAGGTGAACCCGTTGATGGCACATGACGTGTCTGTGAACACGCCTTTGGCTTCGATATAACCGTCATACCCGGTCAGCGTCTGCGCTTCGAACCACGATTTGATGCGCTGAAATTCCGGGTGAGCGAATTGAATCTTGGGGCTGATCACGTCACGCAGCGCAATCTTGTCACGCATGGTTTGGCGCGGTTCACGACGGCCAGCAGGCCGATGATAGCAAGGCGTCCCGGCGCGTTCCAATTCACGCTCAAAGAATTTCTTGCCGATCTTGGTGTCGTTCATATTCAGCACGTCCTGCATATCAGGATACGCAGCTTGGAGTGTGTCGCGGAACGCGATTTGATCTTTGGTGACGTGGTAGAATTTCAGCGTTTCGCTAACATCATGGCACATGTAGGCGATGATTTCGTCTTTTTGTTCCCATGTCGTCGGTTGGTCAGACGGATAGGGAAGGTCGACAATGTCGGCTGACCGCATGTTGATTTCCAGCTTCTTGAGGCCGGTCGATCTGGCGCGATTGTCAAAATGGTGAATCAGGTACAAATCGCCTTGCGTCACGATGCGGTCAGATGGCCACACGGTGTGCGCGAAGCGGTCGCCTCCTGTGATTATTGCGGTGCCTTTGTTGTGCGCGTCGAGTGCCGTGAAGTTGCCTTTACGAATGAGATGATCGACGACCGGCCAATCGAAGCCGACATTCGTTGAACCCGAACATCCGTGCATTGGTGTCGCGCAACCAATAAATGAACCGGATAAAATCCGCGCCTTGATCACGCCGATCTGACACCTCGAAGATGAAACGCGTTCGTGTTTCAACGTGAGTCAGATCGACGCAAAACAGGTCCAGATACGTCTCGATATCATAGACCCAGTCGTTCACAGCATCTGCCTTTTTATATCGTATGCCGCGTCAGGTCCGTAGGCGGCAATCAACGCCGCCTTGATGACCCGGCCAGCATCCTCTGCGGGGATGACCGCCAACGCATCTTCCATCAAGATGCGGTAGCGATCCTCTTGTGAGACATACTTGCGCATCACCTTTGCCCCGGCAAAGGCGGCGGGCCGGTCAGGATGGCCGTATGCGGTGCCACGTTGGGGGGTGCTGGCGGCAGGCTACCATGGGATGCAATCGTCTGCGGGGCAGGCGGTTGGGTGGACGCCATACCCGGCATAGGGACAGTTGCCCCCGGCATCGGGACCGGGACAGTAGGCGGGACCGCTCCAAACGCCTGACCTGCCCCGGACGCTGTTCCGAGTGGACGCGCGCCAGGTGGCAACGCAGTAGGCGCAGAGGCACCGCCAAATGCCGTTGCCGCGTCAACACCACCACGGATTTCGTCGCCTTCTGCGATCAAACGCACAACGTTCACGTTGATGTATATTCCGACGCGATCGCCTTGTTGACCGTTGAACACGATATTGCCCGCAACCTGCACGAAGTAGCCGCGCTTGATCGTCGCAATGTCAATTTCGGTAAAGGCCGGATCGGCGCCGACCGCTTTTGGCAGAAATCCTGTGCTGAACCACATGACGAAACAACCTTGCGTGTTCTCGTTGAGCACGCCTTTGGCGTTGGGTTTGTCGCCATCCGATACCTTCATGGAAAAGCCAGTAAACGTCGAGAACCAGTTCTGCATCCGGCTCAATGCGTCGGGGGTCGATGCCAAATCGGCGGTCAGATACGGGTACCACTGTTCTGTCAGCAACGGCCAGATTTCAGCCTTTTGAAACGCGACCCCGAACTCGAAGTGCTGTTTATCCTCAGGGATCGGGCGACCCTCATAGTCTTTGGCCCGTTTTTCGGTCAGCGATCCGCTAACGAAACGCCCGACGCAGGGGGTGAAAAAGTCCAGTCGTTCACTCATTGTTCGTTTCCTTTTGCCAAGAGAGTGATGATGACGCCAAGCACGCCGAGTGTAGCGCCGAGTGCGGTGTGAACCAGCACATTCAATCCCTTGGCGCTGGCGATGAATCCGCAGATCACGGCGCAAATCACCCAGATGACCAGCCATGCCGCAACAGTCATTTGAACATCCTTTCATAGTATCCATCCGGCACAGGACGGAGTTTTGCCGCAGTGCGCGGCGTTTCGGTTAGCAGAGCAAGCGTTTCGTGATCCGCCCCGCGACGTTCCAACTCAGCCGGTGTGACCATTTTTCCGCTTGTCGGATCAAGGCCCGTCGCCATTTCGATCATGGCCGGTGAGCAATTCCAGCGCCGTTGCCCATATCCCTGTTCGCGCATCCATCCGGGGATATTTTCGCCCCGATCCATCCGCGCGTTCGCCTCTGCGCGAACCGCATCCGCAACGCCTTTCAGCATTGCTTCCGCGTTGGCGACGAACGCCAATTCTTCTGCCAATTCAGCAACGGTTCTGTTGCGTGCCTGGGCGTGGTGCATGTGATGCAGCGTCTCATAATTGACATGAGCGACCGCTGAGCAAATCCCGGCGGCGGGACAATATCGACAATGTGTGCCGGGTGTTGCCGTAGCATCGTCGCTCAGACATTTTTCACCCGCAGCTTCAATCCGGTGCACCTTTGACAGCAATTCCTCGGGGAACATGGCCACAGTGCGGTGAACGCCGCTTGGATGGTAAGCGCGCGGTTGATAGATGCCAAGCACGACTTTCCTGACGACCGGACCGCGCGCCATCATGTGACGTAGGATGGCGCCGGCGTAGATCGTCACTTGCGGCGTTGTTGCCTCGACCGGAACATATCCGTATTTCAGGTCATCGACGCGCAACGTGCCGTCAGTCAAGACGGCAAATGCGTCGGGCGTTCCGGCGATATGAGTGTTGAGACGTACTCGACGTTCAACGTCGATCCGACCACCATAAGACCGCAACATTTCCACATAGCCGTTGATGTGGTGGATCATCGCATTGTCAACGACCCATCCATTCTCCGGGTGCTGAATACCCGTCTCGACAGGTTGGTCACTCAGCATCATTTCAGCCAGCCAGGCCGCGCAGGTGCCTTCACGGGCCGGATCCGACGGCGGAACGTCGGGCACTTGCGCAGCCAGTCTTGGCATCGCGGCGCACTTGGTCCAGATCGGCGCGGCTGATGGACGAAGCTGCATTGTCATTTGTCGTCGCCATCGGTCAGGGGTGTCACCTCAACAGCATGATTATTGCGAATCGCCCAGTAGAGATGGTTGGAGAACCAGACGCGCGAGTCGTGATTGTCGTGATCGAACGTCCTGGTGTGGATAATTTCGTCGGGGTCTTCGACACCAAAGGTGTCAATACAAACGGGAAATTTCATTGGAGTTGCCTTTGAAAAAGAGGCGGGGCCGAAACCCCGCCAGTTGGGGAGGTATTCATGCGGCGTTGAGTTTTTCCTATCATGGCCGCCCGCGCCGACTCGTTGGTCTGATAGACTTGGAAAGAGTCGCTGGCGGGGCCGCCGGTGGTTTCCTCGTACCATGCCGTCATGGTGTCGGCGTCAACCACATTGCGTTCGACCACTTCTTTCAGCTTTTCCCAAAACGCCTCGAACGTCACAGGCTCCGGTGCGCTGGGCGGCATCGGCATCGCAGCGGGTGCGGGTGCTGGCATCGGCAGATCGGCGGGCGGCTCGACATCGCCACCGGATGCCAAAAACGCTTTCTTTGCCGCCGATGCTTCGTCCGCTTTCCCCCGCGCGCTGCGCCACATGCCCTTGGCCGTGAAAGACGGCGGATTAGCGTGGATCGTCGCATCATAAGGCATCCCGTCCGCGTCGGTGTCGGCGGTGTCGGCGGTGTCGGCGGTGTCGGCGGTGTCGGCGGTGTCGGCGGTGTCGGCGGTGTCGGCGATAGCCGGCGCGGGCGTGGGTGCGGGCGTGGGTGCGGGCGTGGGATCGACGCCGAAGCCGAGGTGCATTCGCATTTCGTCCATATTGTCAAACTCATAGGTGAGGTGCAGTTTCATCGAGGCATCCTTTTTACCACTAGACAAGATCGGACAATATCGGCTAAGATGAGACATGTCAAGCCCGGTTCTGCGCGATTACCAACAGCAATTAAAGACCGACCTGTATGATATATGGGATCGCAACGTGTGTCTCGTGTCACCAACAGGCAGTGGCAAGACGGTCGTTATGTCAAGCATCGCTGGCGATCAGGTCGATCCTGGGGTGGCAATCGCTCATCGTACTGAATTGGTTGGACAAATCAGTATGGCGATGGCTGACAACGGCATATCTCACAACATCATCGCCGCTGCAAATACCGTAAAATTCTGCATCTCGCAACATGTTCGGAAATATGGCCGCAGCTTCTACGATTCGCACGGGATGGTCACAGTGGCGGCGGTCGATACGCTTTTGTCGCGTGCGCCGCGCTTGGTGCAATGGGCGGCGATGCAAAAGTGGTGGATGATAGATGAGTGCCATCACCTGCTGCAAAAAAATAAATAGGGGAAGGGGCTACTGACCTATTCACCAACGCGCGTGGCGTAGGCGTCACGGCAACACCGATCCGGGCCGGATCGCAAATCGTTGCACCGGATACAAGGCGGGCTGTTCGACTCGATGATCGTAGGGCCGTCAATGCGCGACCTGATCGACCGCAGATCACTCTGTGATTATCGGATATGGGCACCGCCGCAATCCATTGACCTGGGCGGCGTCAAGATCGGCGCGACCGGTGATTATGTGCAAAAGGGGTTGAGAGACGCTGCGCACAAGTCGCGTATCGTGGGCGACGTGGTGCAGCATTACCAGACGCTTGCCGAGGGTCTGCGCGGCATCACCTTCACAGTAGACGTAGAACAGGCCGTCGAGCTTGCCAAGGCGTTCAATGACGCCGGGGTGCCTGCCATCGCAGTCAGCGCCAAGACACCGGACAGCGTGCGGGCCGAGGCGGTGCGCAAGCTGCGCGACGGCAAGGTGCTGCAATTGGTTAATGTCGATCTGTTCGGAGAAGGTTTCGACGTTCCGGCGGTGGAGTGCGTCAGCATGGCGCGGCCAACAATGTCGTATGGACTCTTCGTACAACAGTTTGGCAGGGCATTGCGTCCGTTGCGAGGCAAGACGCACGGGATCATCATCGACCACGTTGGCAACGTCAAGAGGCACGGTCTGCCCGATGCGCCGCGTAAATGGAGTCTATTGGCAGATGAGCGCGGCAAACGCGGCGCGCGTGACATGGACATCACCCCTGTGACCACATGCCCCGCGTGTTTCCGCGCCTATGAAGCCGTTACGCCGATCTGTCCATTTTGCGGGTATCGACCCGAACCGGCGTCACGGTCGCGCATCGAATGCGTTGACGGTGATCTGATCGAGTTGGACGCGAACATGTTGGCGATGATGCGCGGCGAGGTGGATCGAGTGGACGGGCCAGCACAGGTGCCGTTCAGTGCGACACCGGTCATTGAGAAGGCGGTGCGCAAACGGTGGAATGAGCGACAGAGCGCGCAAGGTGAGTTGCGCAACCACATCGCCATATGGGCCGGGGTGTTACGGGACCGTGGCGCCGACGACCATGAAATTTACCGCCGGTTCTGGCATTCGTTTGGAACCGACATAATCACAGCGCAGACGCTGGGGGCGAAAGGTGCCGCTGAGCTTGCTGCGCAAATTCAGGAGACGTGGAGATGACTGACGCAGAATTGGCGATATGTGCGCTTGAAAAACTAAGCAATGAAGTGGGTGATTCGATTCGATTGGCGGGATGTATGTCCGCCATGATGGCTACGCTGTTGGTTTATATGACATCTGGTGAAAATAACGGACGGAGAGCCAATGCTCGACTGCATGACTCGGTTGTGCCGATGATCGAGGAAATGATTGCTGAAATGACGAAAGAGGTGACAGAATGACAATCATTACCAAAGACCGCATCGCGGCGCTGGGCAATATCAATCGGTGGCGCGGCTGGACCGTGCGTCCGTATAGCGTATTGGAACACACCGTGATCGGGGTTGACGCCGTGCGGGCGCACGGCATGCGTGAAGATATTCAACGGCAGTTCTTGCTGCACGATTTGCATGAAAGCGAAATCTGCGGCGACGTACCAGTGCCAGACAAAGAGCGATATGTTAACCGGGCATTTCACGACGCATGTGCGGCGTTCGACCGATCTATCGGGATGTCAAACGACAGGTTTGTGCGGATGGGGTGCCAGTACCTCGATCATCGCATGAAACTGGTGGAAGCCGACTTGCTGCTGCTCAAACGTCCCGGCGTACAGGTGGAACCGCCGAATTACAATGATCCGGTGCAACGTACCATCCGCGACCTGATTATTGGCAATGCGTATGCGGATGGCGAAACGATATTCTGGGAACAATACAAAAGGCTGATATGATGGATGACCGCGAAACAATCGTACGTCTTGCGCTGCTGCTGGATGCGGCAATGCCGGCGTTTGACCGATGGGCGCGCATCGAACGCGACAGGGAAAAAAACAAAACAATCCGTCAAATCACCGCTCAAGAACGGGCCACGGCAGCGCGCGAGTTATTGAAGGAAGTTGCCGCGAAGTACGGCCTGCCAATATGACCACCGAGGCCGAAACGCAGCAACAGATACGCCTCGAAGCGGCGCGACAGGGTACGCCCCTGTTGCGCAACAATTCCGGGGCGTGCGTTGACCAGACGGGCCGGATGATCCGCTACGGTCTGGGTAATGACTCAGCGCGCATCAACAAGACGTTCAAGTCGTCGGATCTGATCGGCATCTGGCCGGTACGGATCGGGCCGGAGCATGTTGGACAGACACTCGGGGTGTTCACAGCCATCGAGGTAAAGCGGCCTGGGTGGCGCGGCCCTGAGAACGATCGGGACAGAGCGCAAGCGGCGTTCGGCCAATGGGTCACAGATCATGGTGGATTGTTCCGGTTCGCCACCAGCATCGAGGACATTTGGCATGGTTAAGTTGCCGATCAGCGGCAGACAATTTGTCATTTTACAAGCGGCGGAACGCATCGCCCGTGAGCGCGGCATGTGGGCCGTCACGCATGGGGCTGTGGCCAAACGCTGCACGGTGCCAACCAGCAAATCCACAGTCAAATATTACTACGGCACCAAAGGGGCGCTGTGGGACGCTTTGCTGGATAACGCAGATGACGACAAACTGCGCAACGATGCGCGTAGGATGGGATGGTTGGGATGACCGTCTCACTACGCTACGCTGACGCGCGCGACGTGCTGCGAACGATACCTGACGGGGGCGTTGATTTGATTGTGACCGACCCGCCATATCCGGTTATCAGCGGTGGGGCGGGCAATCCTGGTGACGGATCACCATCCGGCATCATTGCGTCAAACGATGGCAAAATCACACGTCACAACGACATCGACATTTCCGAATATGCTGGCGAATTGTTCCGAGTGCTGCGTGATCCGGGGCACTGTTACGTGATGGTTAACATGTTAAATTTATGGCGGTTCCATGCGGAGTTGACGCGCGTAGGATTTCAGGTTCACAATCTGCTGGTTTGGCACAAAACGAACGTGACGCCAAACCGCTGGTACATGAAAAACGCCGAGTATGTCTTGTTCCTGCGCAAGGGGTTGGCGTTCCCGATCAACGATTGCGGCCTGAAAACAGTGCAGACAATGCGCAGCGTCAGAGAACGATTTCACCCGACCGAAAAGCCGATCAAGTTGATGCAGCAATGGATCGAGGCGTCCAGCCAACCCGGCGAAACGGTGTTGGACCCGTTCATGGGCGCGGGATCAACCGCCGTCGCAGCGCACCGCGTCGGACGACGGTTCATCGGCGTCGAGATTGACCCGGAATACTACATGGCCGCGTGTCGACGGGCGAGGGTGATGCCGTGACAGTCTGGTACAACGAGAATGACCTGAAAGCCGCAGCATGGTTGCGGGAATTGATTGACGCGGGACATATTGCGCCGGGCGTCGTGGATGAGCGGAGTATTGTTGATGTCAAAGCGACTGAGTTGGCCGGTTTTACACAGTGTCATTTTTTCGCGGGAATCGGCGGATGGTCACACGCCTTGCGACTTGCCGGATGGCCCGACGACAGACCGGTGTGGACAGGATCTTGCCCCTGTCAGCCGTTCAGCGCAGCGGGTAAGAGACTCGGCATCACAGACGACAGACATCTCGCACCAACATGGCTCAACCTCATTGACCAGTGCCGACCTGCAAGCGTCTTTGGAGAGCAGGTTGCGACGGCTGTTACCAAAGACAGGTGGCTCGATACTCTATTCGATGCACTGGAAGGAGCAGGTTACGCCTGCGGGGCGGCGGTTGTCCCGGCTTGTGGCGTCGGTGCGCCGCACATCCGGCAAAGACTTTGGTTTGTTGCTCGCCGGGTGGCCGACGGCAAAAGTTCAAGATACGCGGCACAGTCCGCAGAACGCAGACAACAATTTACAACGCGGGCATCAAATGCACTTGCCCCATCTTGCTGGCCTAGCCGGGTGGCCGACAGCGACGACACGGGACCACAAGGACGGGGCGGAATGCCCGAACGTGCCGGTGAATGCGTTACTCGGGCGGGAAGTGTGGGGCGTTCAACCAATACGCCTGACGACCCGTGGTCAATTGCTGACTGGCTCTACTGCCGGGATGGCAAGTGGCGGCCAGTTGAACCCGGAACATTCCCGCTGGCTCATGGGATACCCGGCAGAGTGGGGCTGTTGCGGGGCTACGGCAATGCAATCGTTCCTCAAGTCGCAGCGGAAATCGTCAAATGCGTGATGTAATTACTAACTATATTGTGCGCTCTTTGTTGAGTCGCCCAAGAATTGCGTTGTTTGACGTAGATAGCAAAATTCCGAATTTGGCGTTAATGCGACTTTCGTCTATTTTATAAATCAATCGGTTATGACGTTGAGTGGTATGACCCGACGCACATATACGAGCGAGTTTATGCGTCAAAGATATTCAAATTCAGCAACGAACCAATTATTAAACATCCCTCTGTTATTCGTGGTGGAACCGGTTGGAGTAGTTCTATAAAATTACCACAAGTTATTGAAAATATGATTCCCGATTATTCAATCTATAATTATTCTGACAACATAGGCTTTACAATGCGTGGATGCAGATTTCGTTGTAAGTTTTGCGTTGTTCCTGAAAAAGAAGGAAAAGTATATTCAAATAACACAATAACTGACATTTGGACGCAGCGAAAAAGTGATTTCGTTATGCTGCTAGACAACGACTTCTTTGGCAATCCGCAATGGAGCGAAAGAATTGCTGAAATCAGAAAATATAATTTGCGCGTTTCGTTTTCACAAGGATTGAATATCAGAATAATAACCGAAGAACAAGCGAAAGCGTTGGCTTCCGTCAGATTTAGAACAATGACGGGCAATCGCAAAATGGTTCATTTTGCATGGGATCAATGGGGGAAAGGTACTGAAAAACTAATAGACGAAGGATTTGATAGAGTCGTATCGCACGGCATCAAACCTTATATGATGACATTCTTTGTGTTAATCGGATGGCATACGACCGAAGAACAAGATTTATACAGAATAAATAAATTACACAACAAAGGCGCACATGTTTTTGTGATGCCATATAACAAAAAAGACCCGTATCAAAAAGCATTGGCGAGATGGAATAATGCTCACCTGTGGAGAAAAATTAAATGGGTTGATTATCAAACTGCAACATGGACACATCCAGATGCAATTACCTGACCGCTATCTCAACTGGCGCACCATCGACGGGCGCAAGGTTCCGGTGCGACGCGACGGTGTGCCATGTGACGCCCATGATCCGGCGAATTGGGTCACATTGGCCGAGGCCGAGTCTACCGGGCTAGGCGTGGCGTGGGTTCTCAACGGCGATGGGTGGTTTTTTCTTGACCTGGACAAATGCCTGGTCGACGGGGTGTGGTCACAGCAAGCGCGGGCTATCTGGGCGTCATTCTCAGGCGCGTGGGGCGAGGTGTCGCAGTCTGGTGCCGGGTTGCACATCCTCGGGCGCTGCGACCCGTCACAGATGGCTGACCGGCGCAACAAATGGGACGGATGGCTTGAGTGCTACACCGACAAGCGGTTCGTTGCATTCGGCGGTCAGGGATGGGCGCCGATTGGCGGTCAGGCGCGCGACGTAGACTGGACGCAGCAATTGCTGCGCCTGGTGCCCGAGCGCGAACACCTTGGCGGGTTGATGCCGGGTGTCGATCCCGAGTGGAACGGGCCGGATGACGACGATGCGCTGTTGTCGATTGCGATGCGGTCGGGAAGTGCCGCTGCGAAATTCGGCGTCGGCATCACCTTCGCTGATTTGTGGGAAGTGCGTCTCGATGTGCTGCACATGACCTACCCACCATTCGACGGTGGCGACGGCTTTGATCATAGTTCAGCCGACATGGCGCTGATGTCGATGCTGGCGTTCTGGACCGGCAAAGATCAGCCGCGCATGGATCGCCTGTTTCGCCGGTCTGGATTGATGCGCGACAAATACGACAAGCGCGAAGATTACCGTCGCGCGACGATCCAGAGCGCGGCGCGGCTTTGCAGAGCGGTATATGGTGGGGGCGGAAAGGCCCGCTCCGCTCAGGCCAGGGAGGATGGCGCAGAGAGCGGAGAGGTGTATTTGACTGTGCCCGAGATGATCGAGCATTTCAAGGGATGTGTCTACGTCAGAGATGCGCACCGTGTCCTGGTGCCAGACGGCACAATGCTCAAGCCTGAGCAATTCAACGCGGTCTATGGCGGCCACATATTTCAGATGATGCCAGACGGGACCAAGCCGACCAAGAAAGCCTTCGAGGCGCTGACAGAGTGCGCGGCGCATCATTTTCCGCAAGCTGTCCGTCCCGTGTTCAGGCCGGGCGAGTCACCAGGCATTGTTTTGCCGGATGGCGGTGTCAATATCTACGTCAAACCTGACATTCGGGCCGTCGAGGGCGACGTGGGGCCGTTCCTCGATGTGTTGCGACGTGTCTTGCCCGACGACAGCGACAGGGCCATCCTGACGGCGTATATGGCGTCTGTGGTGCAAAACCCCGGCGTCAAATTTCAATGGGCTCCGGTCCTGCAAGGGACCGAAGGCAACGGCAAAACGATGATCGCGTCATGTGTCGCATATGCGATCGGTCAGCAATATGTCCACCAGCCCCGAGCGTCACAGCTTGCTGGAACCTATAATGAATACATGGAAGGCAACATATTCATCATTGTCGAGGAAATTCACATGGGAAATCGGCGTGAGATGCTCGATGAATTGAAACCATTGGTCACAAACCAGTGGATCGAGATGCACAAGAAATACGGCGACAAGAGGATGATCGAGAACGTCGCAAATTGGTTTTTCTGCACCAATTATCGTGATGCGGTGCTGAAATCGAAAAACGACCGCCGATATGCCATTTTTTACACCGCTCAACAAAGTGCTGCCGATCTGGTACGCGACGGAATGGACAACGGCTATTTTCCACAGGTGTATGATTGGCTGCGCGACTGTGGCTATTCGCACGTGGCTCACTATTTGGCGCATTATCCGATACCGCCGGAATTGGACCCGGCTAAAATGTGTCACCGTGCGCCAAACACGTCCAGCACAGGGGCCGCGATCGAGGCGAGTGTTGGCGGTGTCGAAGCGGAAATCATGGAAGCCGTAGACAGTCAGACAGTCGGTTTCAGGGGCGGTTGGATTTCGTCATGGCATTTGCGTCGAATGTTGCGCGACAACGGGTTCAGATTGCCGTACAACAAGATTGGCACTATTTTAGCGGAGATGGGATATATTAAAGGTGGTCGATCATCTCGCAGAATAATGCGTGAAGATGCGACTCAGCCTATTTTGTGGAATAACGGTAAAAATACCGAAGATTACATAATTGCTCAGGGGCCGGGATATGAATAGCGCGTAGCAGGTAGTTTTGTACGTGCTATCTACATGTTACGGGAAAGTTCAATGAAATCAAGGAGTTGCAAGGAATATAGCAAGTAGCACATAGAATCGGGTCAAGACTTTTCTCTGGGAGACTCCTCCACACTCCCTCTCTCTCTTTCCCCCAGACTCTTTATATACTACTTGCTACTTGCTATAAAGAGGGTAAGGGTATGAAAACAAACGAAAAAAGGATAGCAAGTATGAATAACAAGTACAGACAGCGCAAGTACGTAGATGCTATGAGAAAAAAAGGCTTCGTCCGCAAGCAACTGTGGATATATCGTGACGACATTGCTAAACTGGAATCGTTCGTGAAAGGACTAGGCTATGGCACAGATCAGTATAACGACGAACGCCGGGGAGATGGCGAAGCGGATTGAAAAAGGGATCGTCAAACAGATCCCGTTCGCGTCGTCGCTTGCACTCAACAAGACGTTGCGTAAAACACGCGATAATGAATTGTGGCGCGGCTATCAGTCAGCGTTCAAGGTGAACAACCGAGCGTATTTTGATCAGGTATTTTATGTCGCTCAGTCGTTCAAGGGTCAGGCGAAAAGGTTCGGGGCGGTAATTGGAGCGATCCAAGAGAAGCAACTACCGCCGACGCCAGGCGGATACAGGATACGTGGGGAAGTGATGTCGCCTGCGTCATTTGACAGAATGCGGATGCAGGTCTCAGGGGGTGTCAAGACGCCTCGGGGGGCTGCCATAGCCATTCCGATGAAAGGAGCCGTCAGGCACAACAAGGGNNGCGCTGTGGCCAAGGGCAAACAGGCCCCGTGCAATCACGGCATCCAAGAAAGGTTTTCGTTCTGGCAAAATGATATTCAAACGTAAAAACAAGAAAACAGTGACGCCGATTTATCATCTTGCGTCGTCGGCAAAAATCAAGAAGCGGTTTTCGCCTCGGACGTTTGTTATCGCCGGGTTCAAATCTCGAATGCACCATGAATTTAACGTGGCGTGGATCCGCGCCATCAAGACGATGCGTTTCTGAGCTTTTCCACCGGTGCCCTTTGCCTGAGCTTTTCCACCGGTGCCCCTTGCCTGAGCTTTTCCACCGGTGCCCCTTGCCTGAGCTTTTCCACCGGTGCCCCTTGCCTGAGCTTTTCCACCGGTGCCCCTTGCCTAAAATAGGTCAGCATTTCTGCCCTGCCTGCCTGCCTGCCCTGCCTGCCCTGCCTGCCCTGCCTGTCCTGCCTGTCCCTGCCTGGCCCTGCCTGCCCTGCCCTGCCTGGCCCTGCCCTGCCTGGCCCTGCCTGCCCTGAAATTAGGTTGCAATCTGTTAGAGATAACGCTAACCTGGCGTTACTGGCCCGACGTGAGGTCGGCAATCTGAAGGGAAAACCAATGACCGCGCTTGATACAGCTCGAAATTTTCAAAATCTGATGGACACCGCATCGTTCGGAACGACCTTTGGGCCTTCGATTCGGGGTTGCGAGGCGAGAGCTACCGCCGCGATGAAAGTGTGCTGTTATCTGACTGACAGCGGCTACTTTGGCGGCCCGCCGCCAACCCATGAAGAGGCGCTGAAACATGCCGCCCGCGCTTGGCCTGGGGGTGTACCTGCCGACGTGGTTGAGGCGCTGAAACGTCATGCGGCGCGCCGTAATAAAAGAGGAGTCACATTGTCATGAAATGGCTTGAAAATCCCGAATCCGTCGGATTCCGCTTTGCCGGATTTTGCGACGAATTGCGCCGCTCTATTCGGCATACTGGATGGTATACGGGTTCTGAAATATGCGACGAAACTTATCGTGGCGTTGTGTATCAATTGCCGCATGGTCGATTCTACGCTGGACATAGCGATCCATGGAATGACGGGCCGGCGCGATTGGATTTGTCAGAATGTTTTGATGACGCGAGCGATGCTGCGATTACAGCGGATTCAATCGCTGAAAATGTCGCGGAATCAGAACGCGAATATCAAGATTCGTATCGCGCCGGTCAATGGGCGAGAGATGCGGCGTATGACGCGACACAATGTGCTGCACATTGGCGCGATACGTGCCGTTTGCTGATAGACACGTATCGCGCCAATGCGGCGCCAGATAGCGTTAAAACAGCGGCGCGGGTTGTGCAAGATGCTTGGCGGGATTTTGAGATTGCGAGCGATAAGGCGCATGCGTTGCGTGATGACGCGATCTGGAATGATGCTTTTAAAGAGGGATATGGAATATGAATAATCATGAATTGACAGAATACGCGGAATCCATCGCGCAAGAAATATTCGATCAAGCGTCAGACCGTGATGAAATGTCGGATCTTGCGTTTCGATATGCAGACGGATCAGAGCATGTGATCTATTATGGCAAGGCACATTCAATTTGCCAGAATTGTGACACGTCACAAGGCGAGTCGGATCTAAAAGACACGAGCGACCCGATGCAAAAAACATATGACGGATTCGCTACGGCAATTGCGTTTTGCGAATTGCGTTGTCGGATTGAAACTGCACTGAATGCGCTTTGCGATGAAGAGTGAAAAAACAATTAACGCAATCGCATTGGCGATCATGTTCGCCACGTTGTTTTTGATTTAACTGGAAAGGAATGAAACAATGGCAATGCTAACAACCATACCGTTTCAAGGTTTCTACAATTCAATTCACAGTCAGGAAGTTGCCCGAATCTGGGAATATGAATGTGAAATCTTTGCAGAGGATGCTGGTGAGAATATGCCGGAATGGGTCAGCGAAATTGTTTGGCGCGACTGCGACTATTCGGAGATTTACGACAAATATGCTGCAGCATATGCCGAATCGTTCTGCAATTGGATGGAATTTGATAATGCCGTATTTGACGGAATGGAGTCGCCGCGTGAATACAATTTTGAAACAGATCGACTCTTTGTCCACATCACGCGGCATGATGTGGCAAAGCTTGTGCGATATGTGCGGAATGAATCTGCAAACGGATGGCAAGATATGCGCGATCTGGCGAAACGGCAATTTACGTCACGGTCCGGTTTTATTTCATATTATGATCCCGACATTGATGCTTGGGGTTCAATCGCTGAATGGGATCATAATCAAATTGGCACATTGGTGGAGTGTGCCGCGATTGCGCGGAATGGTGGTGAATGGGGTTCAATGGCGGAATATAAATTGATTGAACACTTGGATTGCAATGGCGATTTGAGCGAATGGTTCTGGGGTTCAAACGACAAAATGCGACGACTCAGTAATGCTCTTTATTATATTCGCGAAGTGCGATCGCGGCGCCAGATCAAAACAATGGCACAATGGCATGCCGCACGGCGTGCTGAGAACAGACTGTTTAATCAAACGCCATTAGGGGAGTCGATCCAATGACAATTGAACGTGAAATAATAGTCGGATATACGTATAATCGAGGCGCCAAAACATATACGGCACGCGCCTATTTGCGCGAGTCGGGATTCCCGGGGTTGCCGCCAGACCACGTCTATAAAATATTTTTGTCGTGCCGGACGTGTGAATCTCGGATTACCGCCATGCAAGACGCAATTGCTGCTGTTCGAAAAGACACGCCGTGTTTGCAAGATGTGCCGGTGACTGATAAGGGGCGCGTGATCAGCATTTTCCTAGACGGTTATTGCTTCTAGTTAATCAATCCGCTGAGTAACTTGGCGCCGCGACTCGTTAGAATCGCGGCGCTATTGATTCGCCCTGCCCTGCCCTGCCCTGCCCTGCCCTGGCCCTGCTCTGCTCTGCCCGCCCTGCTCTGCTCTGCTCTGCCCGCCCTGCTCTGCTCTGCCCTGCCTGGCCCTGCCCTGCCTGGCCCTGCCCTGCCTGCCTGGCCCTGCCCTGCCTGCCTGGCCCTGCCTGGCCCTGCCCGGCCCTGCTCTGCCCGGCTCTGCTCTGCTCTGCCTGCTCTGCCTGCTCTGCTCTGCCCTGCCTGGCCCTGCCCTGCCTGGCCCTGCTCTGCCCTGCCTGCCTGCCTGCCCTGCTCTGCCTGGCCCTGCCCTGCCTGGCCCTGCCTGGCCCTGCCTGCCTGGCCCTGCCTGGCCCTAAAATAGGTCAGCATTTCTGCCCTAAAATAGGTCATAGGTTCTTACCTAACGCGAGCCGTGAGGGTACGCGCGAGG